GCTCAATCCTGGTCTGCCGTCTCGTGAGAAAGATCTGCTTGCCTTCACACGCGAGTATCTTAAACACATTGAACCAGCAAGGAGCACTGACAACCTGGATTTCTCTGAGTGGGCTCGTTCTGCCAATTGTCCTGGTGTACGCGTTGTTCAGCTATGTCTACTCGCTCAAGAGACATCACGCCTCAACTCTAAGGACTATGATTGCGACTCATTCATCAAGCGAGAAGTGTTCTTCGACCCAAAACACCCCCGCGCAATCAACTCATACTCAGACAGAACGAAAGCTGGTCTGTCCAAAATGTTCAAGCCTATTGACAGAGCCCTCTTCAACGACAGACACTTTGTCAAAAACATCCCCGTCTGCGACAGAGCCCAACACCTCTTCAAAGCTGCCGGACTCCAACCAGTCAACGTCATGGACTACAGCAGTTTCGAGGTCCATCACAAAAGAGCTTTCAATTTTATTGGCAAAATCTGGGTCGACCACATGTCAAAGCGCCTCAGATGCCAAGAAGCCGCAAACCGCATCTTCGACATCCTCCACACAAAACCAATGTTCTCCAACTTCAAGAACCTCAGAGCCGCAATCTACCAAGTCCTTGCCAGCGGAGCACTGTGGACAAGCTCAGCAAACGGAGCTCTCAACGCCATCCTCACAGCATATCTCCGTAGCACCACCGACCACCCCGATTGGTCAGTCTCTCGACGAGCCAAATACGGACACGACAGCATTTTCTTTGTCGAAGGAGACGACGGCGTCTGCGTTGGGGAACCCTTCAACGCCACAATCATCGAAGAACTCGGCGTTCACCTCAAACGCGAACAAAAATCCGACATCCTCTCCGCCTCCTTCTGCGGAATCGTCGGTGGTAGCGACGGCACAAACCTTACCAACCCGTTCAAAGCCATGCTCAAGTTGGTTAGCTGCCCTCCAGAGCTCAGAATGTCTCGACTCAGCATCTCAGACTCATACGTGCGCTGCAAGGCGCTCAGCTACTACTACCAATATCCCGGATGCCCAGTCATCGGAACATACGCAAGATGCCTCCTTGATTGCACTAGAGGCCTCAACATTAGTCGCGCAGCAAATCGATTCGACCAGCACGAACGAGACATCCTCAGAGCCGCCTTCGAACACTTTCACGCTGGGGGACGTCATCCAAGTTGGGAACCATACACCCCAGTTGAGTGTTCTGACGCCAGCCGGGCAACAGTGGACAAACTTTTCAGGCTGGATGCAGCGACTCAACGCAGATGGGAGTCTGAGATCTGTCGGTCTTTCCGCACTCGGGCTGATCGGCATCACCCGCTCGTCTCTGAGGGCGCCATCGGATACCACGTCGTCTTCCAACCCCACTACGACAACTACTACCTC